GGAAGGGGTCGATGCTACCATCCCCGGCGCTGGCCCCGTTTCTGCTGGTGCCGGTCTCGGCATAGCTGGTATAATTGCTCTTCTTTTCCAGCAGCTTGTTCACAAGCTCCTGATTCCGAGGCTGGTCAAACCACTGGTTGGCCTGGTCAAAGTCGTCCGGCTGGCTGTACTCCGCATAGCTGTTCTTCAGCTTCTGGGCCTGCTGTCCGTACCACGCTCCCAGAGTATTCCCCGCCGGGCTCACTGTCACCTTCTGCCGGTTCAGCTCGTCGCTCCGGCTGTCCATGGCATCCGCAAAGCCCAGGTTGTTCCTTGTCCGGTAATCCTCCAGCGCCGTGGAATATAGGTCGGTGCCCGTCTGCTGCTTCTGGGTTTGCAGTGCCGCACGTTTTTCGGCCATTTTTTCCGCCGTCCATGTATTGCTTTTATTGTCCGACACAGAGTTTCCCGTACTGCCAAGGGCCCCACTATCAGGGGGGCTGTCAGCGCTCTTGCGCTGACTGAGGGGTTCTGCCCCGCCAGCAGCGGCATTGGTTTTTTTCTGAAGTTTGGCCCGCTTCTGGGCCATCTGTTCTGCTGTCCATGCCATTTTTGTTCTCCTTACCATCCCATCGCATTCCAGACCTTGGCCGCCACGTCATCATTTATACCCATGTTGACCAGCCGGGCATAGATCGTATCCGAATCCACCCCTTCTGCACTCCACCCCTTTGCATAGCTCAGGGCGTTGCTGTACGGCATTCCGGTACTCTTACCCGTGCTCCCTCCCGTGGTTCCCCCGGGCAGGGCCCACTTGTTCGGATTCGCCAGCGGGGCGATCAGCCCGCTGCCAGTTCCGGTCGCTGCTGTTGTGCCCGTGTCACCGTCCGGCAGCATTCCGGCGCTGGCCAGAATGTTCGCATAGACGCTCTTGGTCGGGTCATCATCCTTCAGGCTCTGATACTTACCCAGCGCCGTCAGCAGTTGGCTGTTTGTCCACCCGCTTCCGCTCTTGCTGGAGCCGTCGGAACTCCGTCCGGAGCTGCCGGAACCGCCGCCGGACAGGGCCTTTGTAAAACTCTGCTTTCGTGCATAGTCATTGAATGCCCAATCTGCCACATCATCACGGGTAGCGATTGAATTCGGATCCATGCCCAGAATGTTCAGAATCGTCTGTGCACCCTTCTGGTCACCGTTTGCCGTCATGCTGGATGCGCTCTGGATCCATTTGAGTTTATCCTCCCACGTCATCTGCTTTCCGTTGTAACTGTCCAGCAGCGTCGGATCCATTCCGGCATCCTGCATCATTGCCTTTGCCAGATCAATACCCCCGGCATCAGCGAGATTCATTGCCACCTGTGCCGTTTGCTGCCGTGCCGCCTGCTTCTGCAGCGCCAGCTGCTCTTCCTGATAGGTGTACCCCTTGTACCCATCGTAGGCTGTCAGGGCCGCCGAGCCGATGTTCTTTACCGTGTTCCAGAGGTTGTTCCAGTAGTTGTCGTTCTCGTTCCGGGCCTGTTCGCTCTGGTTGGCAAGGAAATTCTGCCACGCCGTGTAGTTGGCAAAGTTGCTGCCGTAGGCACTGCGGTCCAGCGCCTCGGTGTTGGCCATGCCGGAAAGGGCACTCAGCAGGTCGTTCTGCTGGTTCTGGTATTCGCTCAGTGCCTGGCCTCTCAGGCCGGGTACCGCATTGTCAATGCCGCTCAGCGCCTGCTGCTGGCCCTGCTTTGCCACGCTGTCGGCGTAGCTGCTGCCATACCCGCCCGCCAGCATCGCCGCGTTGGCCTGGGCGTTCTCCGCGCTGGCGGCAGCATTGGCCTGGGCCTGGGCGCGGTACTGCTGGTAGGCTTTGCTGCCGGTGTCCCAGTCGAACCCGCTGCCGATCTGCCCGGTCAGGCTGTCCATTGCGTCCTTGTTCCGGCTCACATAGTCCGCCGGGCGGTTGGCATTCCATTCCCGCTCTTCCTGTTCCGCCTGGTTCTTTCTCCGTAAGGTATCAAATAACATAAAGTTCCCTTCTTTCTGTCCTCTGTCGCAGGGCCCCACACCGGTCTTCAGAGCAAGCCACCCGTCATCATCTTCACGATAAGCGGCCCGGCGAGCTGTGCGCCGACCTGCAAAACGTTCCCCCAGAAGTTGGTGTTGTTCGCATCCTTCTTCTGGTTGGCCCCCACCGCGTTGGCATATTCGGTCTGGGCACTGTTCAGCTGGCCATAGTAATTGTTCAGGCGAGTATTGTAATCGTTGATCGCCAGCTGCTTCTGCTGCTGCAAAGAGCTCAGCCGGTTGCCCAGGTCACTCTTCTTGGTGGCATATTCGTTGTAAGCCTGGCTGTACAAGCTGTCTGCCACGTCCGAAAGCCCGTTCATGGTGCTCTGGTAGGCCGTCTGCCCGCTGGAAGTGCCCCAGCTGTTGCCGTAGCCGCCGCTGCGGGCCGAAGCATTGGCGGCAGCGTTCTCGCTGGCCAGCTCCGCACCCCGGGTGTACTGGTTCTTGTACTGCTGGTAAGCTGCGTCCTTGGTGTAATCGTAGGAAAAGCCATCCCGGTTCATCTTGTCCAGCTGGCTCTGCGTGCCGCTGATCTGGCTGTCATACTGGCCCGTCGTGTCCTCCGGCTGCTGTCCCTTCCAGTAATCCAGATTGTTCTTTGCCGTGGTCACCCGGTCATTGCTCTGGGCGTACTGGTAGCTGTTGGAATCGTTCTTTCTGGTTCCAAACACGCCGGTGCCCGCATTCTTTTCGCTGTTGCCGGTAATGCTGTCATACACATCACCTACCATCAGCCCCACATTGTGGCCCGGGATCAGGTACTCCCACCACTTTCCTCTTGCCATCTTCTCACTGTCTCCTTTCGTCTTCGCATTCCTCTAAGCAGAGCTCCACCTTCGGGGGAGCTGCAAGCAACTACACCGCAGGTGCATTGCGCGCTGAGAGGGTTACTCCACCTTCAGCCCCATGGCCACCAGCTTGTCCCGCATGGTGTCGCTGAAGTTCGTCTCGTCCAGGTTCTGCATCATGTACATCATCTGGTCCCGCAGCTGCATCAGGTAGTTGTTGATGCTCCGCCTGTCCTCCGGGGCCATGTTGTCACTCAGTTTCGGCATGGCGATCTCGCCAAGCCTCGTAATATCTGCCATATAAAATCTCCTTCCCCTAAGCAGGGCTATCTCTTCGGTTCCCCTCCGGCCACCCGGTTGCCCCGGCTCTCTGCCATGCTGAACGCAATGCTCCGCACCGCGATCTGCCCGGTGCCCTTGATCCGCAGCCGCATGGTGTCGTGCCGCTCTGGCACAAATGGCAGGTTGACCCGGGTGTATTTGTTCAGAACGGCTGCCTGGCCCAGCGTCTCCCAGGCCCCGCCCTCATAGCTGGCCTGCAGCTCCACAACGCTGTACGTCAGGGCATCCACTCGCAGAAACACCCGGTTGATGTACTTGTCCGCCGGGATGTTCAAGCCAATGTCTCCGCTCACAGCTTCAAAGGACACCTTCTGTTCCAAATTCGCCTTTGCCGTGTCGGTGTCCCGGTCGGCCTCCCGTTCCGGTTCGGTGGCCCACAGGTTCACGCCGTCCCACTGGTAGAGCTGCCGCCCCGTGGAGCACATTGCCCAGCCGGAAGCATTCTCTTCCGCCGCCGTGTCCTCCTCGTGCCAGAGCCGTCGCTCGGTGTCGTAGACCAGCAGCCGGGTCTCGTTCCGGCCCGGCACCCGCAGATGCAGGTAATACCGGGTGTCCAGCACACCGCCCACCGCCCCGCGCACGTTCATCAGCCAGGTGTTGTCCAGTCCGCCGCTGATCTTCACCGGCAGGCTGCCGTCCCAGGCCATCACGCCGTCAGGGGAAAGGTAGTACAGCACCTCTGCCAGCACACACATGCTCTTGCTGGCCTGCTTGGCCACGCCCCGGCACTGCACGCTCACCAGCTGATAGTCCGCCGGGCGGCTGCCGTAGAGCTTGTGCAGGCAGTTCTCCTTGAAGAACAGCACATAGCCCATGCAGGTGGCTGCACCGGTAAAGGGGCCGTCACTGCCCACGTTCACGGCGTAACTGTCCGAAGCAATGCCCCGGTAGCTGTACCAGTTGGTGGGGTCGCCCAGCTTGCAGCTGTAGATCACATTCTCCTCGCTGTTGCAGCCCCATACCCGGTTGGCGTTCTCGGTCACATATTCCAGCCGGGGCACCCGCCGCCGTGCGGTAATGGTGGCGCCGCCCGCTGTGGCGTTCTCGCTGCCGTTCATGCTCTTCCAGGTGGTACCGCCTGCCGTCACGGTAAAGCTGCCGTAATAGCGTGCGCTCTCGGTCCTTGGGCTGCCGGTCAGCACAATGCTGTCCCCGTCCATCTGCTCAATGGTCACCTCGCCGTTCACACCCTCGGCCAGATACTCTTCCACCAGCCCGGGCACCTGCTCCACCGTGATGGTATCCCCCTTCTTGAAGCCCGCAGCGGCCAGCCCGGGCAGGGTCATCTTCACGCTGTTCAAAAGGATCTCCGCCCACTTGCCGCTCTTGGCATCGTACTGTTCCAGCACGTTCACATAGGCCCACTTGCTGGAAGAGGAGTTCTGTTTCAGAAACAGCGTCCCATCCGCCGGGCCAGAAGGCTCCGTGGTGCCCACGCTGCTCACGGTGTAGGTCTTGCCGCCCGCGTCGCAGGGGGCAATGGTCACCGTGCCGGTCTGGCTCCATGCGGCGCTCAGGGCTTCCAGCTTTCCGGTGGCCGTGTCAAAGCTCTTGGCATCCGGCCAGATCAGGATCTTCGTGCCCATGCCGATCATAATTTTCTCGCTGTCCGTCACGGCGTTTTCCAGCACGATCTCCCCGCCCGCAGCCGCGGTGGCCACGTCGTCCTCGCTGTCCTCGGTGTAGCGCAGGTTGGTGCCCTCGCACAGCAGCAGGCCGTTCAGGTGGTATATCCCGTTGCAGCGGCCCATGGCCCGCATGGTGCGCCGGGGTGTCCGGGTCTGCAGTGCGGGGTATCCCCGGCTGGAAAAGTTCTTCATCTCGGTAAATTCTGCCTCGGCGCAGGCATAGCTTTCGTTCAGGCCGCCAAAAGCCGTCTGGATGCTCTTCCCCGTCGAGATGCTGTATAAACTCGGCAGTGCCATCTCAGTACCTCCACTTCGTGGCCATCCTGGGCAGGTAGGTGTGCCTGCACCAGGCTGCAAACTCCTGCTGGTTCTCGTTGGCCAGCTGCATCTCGTTGGCATAGCGGTCGGTCTCGCCCAGGGCCGCGTCCATCTGGGCCGCCAGATAGTGGGTATAGTAGCTGTCGTAGGGCTCCGGCAGCAGCAGCTCCGCGTCCTGCCGCAAAAGTTCCTGCTCCCGGTCGTATAAAATATCCGCACCCACGGCATCAAAATCGGTGGTGTCGCTCTTGTCCACCACGCTCTTTCTCAACCCCGCATCCGCCTGCCGCAGCCATAAGATCTTCAGCTCGCGGTCAAACCCGTTGTTGGGCCGCAGCTTGTCAGCGGTTTCGATTGCCTTTCCTACAGTCATATTTCAATCTCCTGTCTAAAATCCTTCTGTCCTCGGGTAACATAACCCCCCAGTCACCTACGGTGACAGCCCCCGCTAATAGGGGGGCCCTTGGCATGGCGTAAAACTTTCCCTCTTTGCCAAGGCCGCCCCTACTAGGGGCGGTGGCATTGCGAAGCAATGACGGTGGGGTTTACCGCCGCCATAGACAAATAACCCCCGGCACAGCGTGTGCCGCCGGGCCGGGGGGATACATCTAAGCAGCTCCGGCCATGCCGGACTGCGCACTGAGAGGGTTAAAATTACGCCTTATTCGCCAGCTCTTCCATGCGGGCAGCGGTCTGGTCGTCCTGTTCCTGGCTGTGGCGGATGACCTCCGCCACCTCCGGGGGCACCTCAATGTTCTTTCCGCGCTGCAACTGGTAGTTCACACCGTTCACGCTCACGAAAAGGTCGCCCTTGTATTTCCCGCCGTCCGAAAACAGCCGGATCGTCTCAGTCTTTTTCTTTGCTTCTGCCATTTTATCGGCTCCTTTCTATTTCCTCTAAGCAGAGCTCCCCCTTCGGGGGAGCTCCACGACATGCCGCCATAGGCGGATGGAGTGGTGAGAGGGTTAGTTTGCCTCAGCCGTTGCGCTGTACCGTGCGCTGCAGCTCTCAATGCGCACCATGTACTGCTCCACCAGGCGCTCAGCGGTCTTGTGTGCCTTCCAGCCCACAGATGCGCGCTGGTTCAGGGGGTCGTCACCATAGCCCAGCTGCTTCACGATGTGCTCCAGGCCGCCGCCCTCGATCTCGGTGGAACCGTAGGCGTGGGCACCCAGGATCAGGGTGCTGAACACAGCCAGACCCGTCGGGCAGCCGGTGCCCTTCCAGATCTTTGCCTCGCTGGTC